ATAAAGAATTGAGACGGAAAGTGGAGGAGTTGGAAGATGATGGAAGAGTTAAAGAAAAAAGTTAATGAAGTATACAACTGGACGGTAGAAGACGGGAAGCCGCAACCTCCCAAGCAAGATTTACCACAAGCGGTGAAAGACCGGGCGGACTATTTTTGGGAAATGGCAGAAGATGGTATGACGTTTATGGGAGCGATGGAATGCATCTTTGCTGATGAAAAGCCTACAGACTATGATTTGGGAGCTACTAAGGGTTGGTTGCCAAAATCTAAGGAGTTTGATGATTGGATTGGCTATTCGCCAAGCATGGCTCAGGTAGTTATTGCAGTTTATTTGATTTATAGAGGAAGCGAAGATGAAACTTAATGAATTGATTAAGAAATATAAAAAACTTGAGGGTGTATGGAATGCTGAAGGAGCAGAACTAGCTCGTCAAATTTTTCTGCAAGACTTGGAACAACTAGATAAACCAAAACCAGTCAAAGTTCCGCAGTGTGTGGCGGAATATATAGAATTTAAAAAGAAAAACAATTTTCATGTTTACGGTGCAATGAGAGTAATTGAAGATCATTATGATAAGAAAGTTCCTGATTGGTTTTACGAAAATAACATCGAAAAATTCTGTCTTGCTTGGCTTGACGGCTACGAGGTTGAAAAAGAGAAGCGGTATTTTGTTAAGATTAAAGGGAATATTAAAGAAAATATGTTGGTTTATGGAGAACTTTTGAAAAGGTATTTCTTTACAAAAAGCTTTAGTTTAGACGATGTTATATATTCCCACACCCGTAAAGAACTAGAAGACGCAAACTTCGGCTGGGTGTTTGATTGTGAAGGAATTGATATAGAGGAGGTGGAAAATGAATAAAGATCTAATTGAAACACCACGCTTTAACTTTTTTATAGGGGATGAAGTTCTCTTGAAAGGGAAAATAGTCGGTTTTGATGTGGATGAGAACAAGTGCGTTGAAAATGTTGTTAGATTGGAATACGGGCAAACTCTCAATGTACCCAACAATAATATTTATATTACAGACGACATCGTTGATAAATCCAAAATTAAAGTCGTAGTACCGCAGTTTGTGGCGGATTGGTATGAAGAGAATAAGGATTCTTTTGAATTTAATGTTTGGGATTGGATTGCTTTCAGGGATGAGGCTAAAAAATCAGAAAATAGAGAGTTTAATAATTGGATTAATAATAGCAGAGAAAATCCTATTCAAACCCTCGTCAACATGCACCAGTTCGGCTACGAGGTCGAGGAAGAGAAGCGGTATACAGTAGTGACGAAAGCAACAAAACAACCGCTATATTATAATGCTATGGATAAGAAACTATTCTTCTCTATGGGCGGACTAGCTACAAAATTTACTCGCAAACAACTCAAAGAAGCGGACTTCGGCTGGGTGTTTGATTGTCCAGGGATTGAGATTGAGGAGGTGGAGTGATGACACAAACACTTGAAGAAGGAATGAAGAATCAAAGTAAATGCATAAAAGTCCCAAGGGAAATCAGACCGTTTGATATAGGGTATCGAATAGTGAACAAATACGGTCAAGCGCTCGCTTTAAGAAATGGGGCAAGTATATTCGATTTGCCTTTTCTGGCTGAAAAAGCTATAGAAAAAGAGTTTGGGAAGAATGATCCAGACTTTGACATCGGAAAGCATTCTGTTGAAGAGGTCGCTATTGTCAATTTAAGTAAATTTCATAGTTATTTTGAGGAGGTGGAGTGATGAATAATGAAGTCTTTGAAGAATTGAAAAAGCTTATGAGTTATTTTCCCGACTCATTTATAAACAGACAATTAGAACTTATTCTCATCCCAAAAACAAACACATACTTTTCTTTAAGAGATTGTTTGACAAAGAATGATGTCATTTCAAAGGTACTAATGTGGTGCACTAGGGATATATCCAAAGCTAGACCTTATCAACAACAAAAGCGAAATATCGACTTTTATGTAGATAATCGCACACGTTTAGAAAAATATTTAGGTTCAAATATTAATGTAGATGTGGTTTATCATTGCTTAGGAAATGGAATTAACAAAGAACTCACATACAGATTTATCGAGAGTGGTTTTGATATGACTTTACTTTATAAGGAGGTCACAGATTGAAACGATTCATAGCTATCTGGATTTTGCTATCTGCTGGACTAAATATCTGGCAGATGGACAGGATTCGAGATTTGGAAGAGAAGAAGCCGATGGTTATCTACAAGGCGGATAACGCAGGCGCTGAGATATTTGGTAAGGTCGTCGAAAAAGGACGACACGGCAAGCTATATACGCTTACCATTCGTGACTACGGTGTGTTCGTGGTTACGAAGGACGTGTATGATAAGGTGAAAGTCGGGGATGAGGTGATGTTGTGAAATTCTTGGATTTATTCGCAGGAATTGGCGGTTTTCGTTTAGGAATGGAGTCTGCCGGCCATAAATGTATTGGCTTTTGTGAAATTGACAAGTTTGCTAGAGAAAGCTATAAAGCGATACACAATACGAAAGGAGAAATAGAATTACATGACATCACAGCAGTATCAGATGAATCTATTCGAGGAATCGGAAGTGCGGACATTATCTGTGGAGGATTTCCGTGCCAAGCTTTCTCAATTGCAGGAAACAGACGAGGTTTTGAAGATACACGAGGAACTTTGTTCTTTGAAATTGCTAGGTTCGCATCTATTCTCAGACCTAAATATCTATTCCTTGAGAATGTTAAAGGATTGCTCAATCACGAAAATGGAGTTACATTCGAGACCATTATCTCAACCTTGGATGAACTGGGGTACAACGTGGAATGGCAAGTGCTTAACAGCAAGAATTTCGGAGTCCCCCAAAATCGGGAACGAGTGTTCATTATCGGACATCTTAGAAGAGAACGTACCAGAAGAATTTTTCCTCTCAGCGGAAAAAATCAGTCAACTAGTAACCAATCAGTCATGAAAATTGGGAATATAAACCCATCTGGCAACGGAATGAATGGGGAAGTCTATCAAGCTGATGGTCTAGCTCCCACGCTAACAACAAACAAGGGAGAGGGGCAAAAGATAGCTATAAAAAGCAATACTATAAAACAATTTGGGGTATTGCAACCCAATTTTTATCAATGTGGGGTGGTTTACGAAACAGACGGCATCGCACCAACTATCAGAGCCTATCAAGGTGGAGGACTTGAGCCTAAAATTATTCAACGTGGGCATGGTTATAATCAAGGTGGAGAACATGACATCGCTCCTACTTTAACTAGCAATAGCTATCACGAAAACAATCATTTATCAGATGGCTTTCGAATCAGAAAGCTAACACCTCGTGAGTGCTGGAGATTGCAAGGATTCCCAGATTGGGCTTTTGACAAAGCGCAAGAGGTCAACTCTAACAGTCAATTATATAAACAAGCAGGAAATAGCGTGACAGTTAATGTCATAGCAGCAATAGCAAAGGAGTTATCATGAACACAATAGAGAAAGTCAAACAATGGTTTATTGACCGTGATTTAGAAAACGGTAGGGTCGTTGGATTGATGGTGCTTTCGTCAAAGAGGAGGATTTATAAAATGAAAAGACTAGGAATCATTATTGGGGCGGTATTTGTAATCGTTGTATCGCCATTTGTAGTTCAGTATGGATGGAATGAGATTATCACAACAATTGTTCCAGTTGGTAAAATTACAGTCTGGCAAGCATTAGGGATGGATGCACTACTATCTTTCATCTGGCCTGTGTTATCTAGCAAAAAAGAATCTGAAGAGGATTATTCGTATGCGGTAAAGAGCAGTATTTCAAAAATCATTACATGTGCATTTTTGATATGGTTAGCTAGTTTGTTTATTTAAGGAGTGTTAGCATGATACCAAAATTTAGAGGGTTATCCATTGACGAAAAAAGCAAAGGAGAATGGCAATACGGACATTTAATTGAAGATAGAGGAAGAGCATTTATTATCAACGAAGTGGTAGAAGCCAATGAACAATACATTACTATAGGTTCTTGGTGTCCTGTAAATCCAGCAACATTAGGACAATCAACAGGACTCAGAGACAAGAACGGCAAGGAGGTATTCATCGGTGACATCGTTAAATGTACAAGAGGATGTCTCCATGAAGTATATTTAGAAAAAGAATACGGTGGCACATTCATAGGCGGAATGCCTTCCATATATCTAAAGGGATTGCTAAGTGGGTATGTGTGGACTGAAGACGAGGAAATCATCGGCAATGTCTACGAAAATCCGGAGCTTTTGGAGGTCAACGAGTGAGATATTTTAAAATCCTATGTTTGGTATTACTGAACAAACAGTTAGATTTTATGGAACGAAGACAAGTAGGAATAGATATCCGATCTCGACAATTTTGATAACTTGTTTACATTTTTGAAAAACTTGGAGGTGGAAATTGAAAAAATTGAGCGACGAAGAACTCAAAACGTTAGACAGAGAACTTTTCAAATTTCAAAACATTCAACGCACAATAGACTTAAGAAGGCTAGAATTAGAAACCAGAAACCCAGATGCTCAAAGTGGGCCAACTGTAGGAATAAGCAAACCTACCGAAACTATCGCAATCAGAATCGCAGATGATCCGACTTTAAAATTTCTTGAAGGATTTAAAGGGATTATTAGCAAACTCTTGAGTAATCTAGTGGATGAGGATATGGAAATCTTTAATCTACGCTGGAGATACCCTCAACTGAGATGGGAAGAAATAGCAGAACAGAAATTCATGAGCAAAGCTACAATCTATCGACGTAGAAGAATTATCTTAGAACAGTACGCTATACTGAAAGGTGAGTTGTAAATAAGATTGAGACAAAAGACATCTTGAAGTCTCACAAAAAAAGGTCTATTATGATAGCATGAACTTC